AGATGCCAGTGATTCAAATAATTACCAAACTTGGAGAATTAATTCCGCTCCAACAGTAATTTTAAATGATTATACGAGTATTCCAGTAACTGGAATTACTTCTGCTGGAACCGGGACATCAGGATTTGCAAACAACCATCAAGTTTTGTTTATTGTATTTTCATCTCCAATTGCTACTGCATATGTTGAATCTTTGCGTGGATTAACTGGCGCTGTTGGTTTGACCAATGGCTCTGGAATTGATCTGTCTGTCTCTGGAAACACTCTGACTGTTTCGAATACTGGGGTGTTGAGTGTTAATGGGTCTACGGGTGCAATTACAAATGTTGCTCGTACAAATGTAGATAATAATTTTAGTGCTCCACAAACAATTAATGCACTTGGAGCTGTATTTGGAATTTATGACACTTTAAATAGCGCAGGGGTTACAATTGATCCACTGTCAAATGATATTATTTGGACAAATGGATTAAATCAATCAACTCTTGATTTTAATCCTCAAGGTCAAGTTGTAACTCTACCAAATATTACAACAACTCTTGCAGGTCTTTCTGGAACTCAAACATTCGGAGGGACAAAGACCTTTAATGCATTGACCTCGTTTAATGCAGGTATTAGTGCAGCAGGAGGAACTTTTAGTGCACTCACAAGATTTACTGCGGGAATTAGTGCTTCTGGTGGAATGACTCTCGCGGGATCTTTACAGGGTTCCACTGCAACTTTTACAGGCACTGTCACAGGAACAACTTTTATTGGTGGTTTGAGCGGAAACGCCACAGGTATAATCATAAATGCAAGCAGTTCTTCTTCAGAATTGTTTCCAGTTTTATGCACATCCACAAGCAGTACTGTGGCAAGAGCAGATACAGTTGCACCGAGAGTTTCTATTATCCCAAGTACGGGACAACTGACTGCTCCTGTATTCAGAGTTGCATCTACTGCATCTGGTGGGGCTTATACTGAAATAACGGACGCTGGAATCATAACTGCTAATAGTGATTTAACACTGCTCTGCGATGGAAACATTCTTTCTTTGGGAGATGTTAATTACATCACTAATGGCTGTAATATCGTAATTGATAACAGTGTTGGTTTTATAGATGTTAACGCAGTAGGATCTCCACTAACTTTAACTGGCTCATCCGTATCTGTTAGTGGACTATTAAATGCACCCGATGGAATCAGTTCAGCAGGAGGAACCTTCAGCGCACTTACGAGATTCACTGCTGGTATCAGTGCTTCTGGTGCAACTTTTAGTGGAAATATATCTGCTCCAAATATTGTTAATAGTTTCAATGGTTTAACTGGTGCTGTCACAGGCGTAACTACGGGAACTGCAAACACCTTTGGTCCTCTTCAAAGTTTTACAAACGGTATCAGTGCAGCAGGAGGAACTTTTTCTTCACCAATACGCATACCCAAACTACCACATCTAACTTCTGCGGTATTTGAAAGTAAGACCACCAATTGGACACCAACTGATGCAGACAACGGCAAGATATTTGTTGTGAATATTGGTGGAAAATCTACTATAACTTGCACCCTAAACGGTCTATCCGTGGGAGTAAGTTTCAAAATCTTCGTGGAAAGCGGAACCGTCGCTTTTTCTGTTACTGGTACAGGATATGGACAAAATATAACATTTGGTTTGAGTGCTGTTGCAAGCACTACCATATACTGCACGGCAACCAACACATACTTCAGCACAAATTCTGGATAAAACATGAATAAAAATTACTCGCTGTACGATATCTATCCAAATCCAATGGATACGGGTTACGGCGAGGCATTTGCCCGTAAACGCTTCAACGCACTCTTGGATATTCAATTTTCATCAGTTTTGGATGTTGGGAGTGGACCGTGTTTTCTTCAAAAGTGGTTGGGTGACAACAAAATAGACGCAGCATACGAAGCAGTTGACATTCGATCAGAGACTCTGAAAAAATGCAACTGTCCCACATATCAAACCATTCCGTTAGACAAACAGTATGATCTGGTTTGTTTGTTTGGAACAGTTACTTACAATGTAGATTACGCCACCGAAACCAACAGGCAAGTTTTAGTGTCTCTGTTACAAGATTCATTGCGTGTAAGCAAACAGTATATTCTCTTTACCGTGATCAAAAAAGAAGGCAACCATCCCGCAGTTTTTCAAGCAAATAGGTTTTTGTATTATTCGCAAGAAGAACTCGTAGACATATTGAATTTTTTAGGTATTAAGAACTTTACAATAACCTGCAACGAGAATATTGATTCAAATGAATGGTTTGTTTTGTGTAAAGTTGCTTGATATAATGTATTATCATGATATAATATCTATATGCTAAAAGTATATAAGATCTTTCCGGACGCACAGATTCCAAATTATCAAACTCGCAGAGCAGCCTGCTTTGATCTATCTGCTTATCTTCCAGCCGCTTCAACTGTAAGAATCTGGGCAGGCAAGACGCAAAAAGATTATGATGTTCAGCATGATGGAGAAAATGGTAAAAATTACATCACAATTGTACCGCAGGAAAGGGCTCTTATTCCAACTGGATTGATCTTTGATATTCCAGAAGGATATTCAATAAGACTTCATCCAAGATCTGGTATGGCACTGAAGTATGGTTTGGTTCTTGCAAATTGTGAAGGAGTGATTGATGAAGATTATGTCAATGAAACTCAAATCATTGTTCTGAATACTTCAGATGAAATTATGAAAATTTATCATGGCGATAGAATCGCTCAAGGTGAACTAGTTCGTTATGAGCAGGCAGAGATTGAAGAAACTTGGCAACTTCCCACCCAGAAATCAAACCGAGTCGGTGGGTTCGGAAGCACTGGAAGATTCTGATTTTTTCGGCCACTTTACAGATTTAAATTCTTTCCAAGCTGCCCAAAGAACTACTGCAAAAATTATTACATACCAAAAGCTCCATTCGGAGGCTTGGCTTGGTGATCCAAAAAATGGTTCTTCTAGAACACTATGAATTGGATTTCCTTGTTTATCTAAAGGAGAAACAATTTGTGGGCTTGTGCAAGAGGCTAGAAAGAGTAGTGCTAAAAGATATTTCATGATTTATTTCCCCCTGCTGCTGTGCCGAAGTAGAATCCTACGACCGCCAATAGAACTTGACGATTCTCTTCAGCAAATAAATATCCGGGAATCTCCACGAAATATTTACGAGTTGTTTCTGGAATCAAACCAAAGAAACTTTCAGGTTGCTTTTGAGTAAACTCTGCGAATGTTGAAATTCCAAAGAATGGAAGAACAAATGGTGCTGCAACGACTGCAAAAAGGCATGCTAGAACTATTAACTGTCTTACTCCTTTGCCTACATCAAGTGGCACTCGTTGGGCTGCTTTATCTTGGTTATCTGTTGTTTGTTTGTTGGCCTCAATAGCCATTTTAAACATGTCTTTTTGGTCTTGGGCTCTTTGGGCCCAATAACGGAACAGGAATCCCGTAACCCCTCCACCTAGTAAAGATATTAATTCTGTAGGCATATTAGTTCCTCTGATATGAAAGTTGAAGTTCTATAGAATCTTTTATAGTTTTGAAATGTTCCATCATGGCATGTTCTTTGTCCATATTTGGTTTAAAATCTTCATGCCACTGGATTAGTACAAAACCAACATTTACTGCTTTATTTTTTAATGGTAGGCATGCATACTGAGAAATGTTTTCATCTTCAAAGAAATGTTTTGCATAACTTTCCGACATTGCTTCAACAGAATAAATTATTGCTTTATCTTCGAGAATTCTGTTTAAAAGAGGAATGTACAATGAACAAAGAACATTTTTAAATTTTACGGCTTGAGAAATATAACCACGGTGAGAAGATTCGTGAGTGATTGAAAATTTTCTCATGGATATACCATCCATAAAGTATTCCCCATTATGGAATTGAAGCACGGTGGCTCTCATGCTACCAGCACTCAAACGAAGTTCAGTAAGCAATTCATGAATTTCTGTATGAATTGCTATAAAGTTATCTGTTTTTTCTTTAGACTTCCAAAATTTTGCAATACCCCATCCAATGCCCAAAATTCCCATGACTGCGAGAGAAATTCCTTCTATTACTTTAATGGGGTCGATCAGGGATAGGTACATCTTTGCAAACTCCGGTATGTCTTAATATTTATATTCTTGACACTCCGTTAGAAGGTGTTATAATGAATGACCATGACTAGAGAAGAATTATTCGCATTACACACAAAAATTTGCCAAGAAGCCAAGGAATTGATGGAAAAGAAGAACAATGACTATGCTTCTACTTCTGATCCATTCATGAACTTCCGCCGAGCGGAATATCTTGGATTTTCTACCGCAGAACTTGGTGTTCTTATCCGAATGACGGATAAAATGTCAAGAATCTCCACCTATTTAAACCGTGGAGAACTTTGTTTGAAAAACGAGAGCGTTTATGACGCAATCGTTGACATTATCAATTACAGCGTTATTCTTGCTGGATTGCTTAAGGACAAAGACGCAAAGAAATGAAATTTTACACTGCCTGCGCTCTAAAGGGCAACAAGATACTTGTCCGAGGTTATCGCAATGGTGTTCGGTTTACGGACACCGTTGCGTTTAAACCTTCTCTGTACATCAAAACAGATAAAGACAGCAAGTATAGATCGTTGAATGGTGTCAAGGTCAAGCGTATGATCTTTGACACTCTTTATGATTGCAGACAGTTTCTTGACCAATACAGGGATTTAGATGATTGCCCGATTTATGGAAACACTGATTTTCTCACTCAATATCTCATGGAGACTTATGAGGCTGAGGTGGAATACGATCTTTCCAAGATCAAAGTCGCATACCTAGACTTGGAATGTGAGAGCGAAGATGGGTTTCCTGATTTGGACAACCCAAATGAAAAAATCAACCTGATGAGCATTCGGGTTGATGGTGCCACCTATGTCATAACTTCGAAGCCAGTTGATCTTCCAAACTGTAAAGTAATACTTACAAGTTCAGAAAAGGAACTCATCAAGAAAACCTTTGAGGTTTTGGCAAAGGAAGATGTAGACATCATTTCTGGGTGGAATATTAAACTCTTCGATATGCCCTATATAATAGGTAGGGCTAAACTCTTCTTTGACGAGAAGGAGATTCAGGAGTGGTTGCCTTTTGGTTTGATGAAGATGCGGGAAACGGATATCGGAGGAAAGGTCTATAAGATCTATGAATTTCCTGGATATACGATTCTAGATTACATGGATCTGTACAAAAAGTTCTCTGGAACGAGTCAAGAAAGTTACGCTCTAAATTTTATTGCAAAGGCGGAACTGGATGCTCAAAAACTTGATTACAGTGAGTATGGGTCTCTTCGGGAGTTTTACCGCAATGATTTTCAAAAGTTTGCGGAGTATAACGTCCAAGATGCAATCTTGGTTGAACAGCTTGACAATAAGCTCAGACTGATCGACCTTGCGGTTTCTATTGCATACGAAGCCAAGATAACATTCGATACGGTTTTCTTTGCAACACGCATCTGGGAAACCATTTGCTGTGATTATCTATTCAAGCAAAGTATAATTCCACCACTGAAGCGAAGTTACGCCAAAGACGATCAGTTTGTTGGCGCATACGTCAAAGACGTAACTCCGGGACTCTACAAGAACATTGTAAGCTTTGATGCCACAAGCCTGTATCCCAGTATTATTATGCAGTGGAATATTTCACCAGAAACTTGTGAAAACAGTGATTCTTCACTCAATGCTGATGATTTCCTGAAAAACAAAAGAACCAGTATCCCAGATATTATTGAGGATGCTGAAAGTAGATCATGCTGCCTTGCCTGTAATGGTTCAATGTTTACACGTAATGTAAAGGGATTTATACCCGTTCTTATTGAAAAAACATTCAATCAAAGAAAAGAAGCAAAGTCTAAGATGATTGATCTTGAGAGAGAGTATGAGGCATCAAAGAATCAAGATTTGTTGCCACGTATTGCCGCACTCAAAATTCGTCAGTCAGTTAAAAAAATTCTTGCAAACAGTCTCTACGGTTGTTTGGGCAATCCCGCATTTGTCTATTCTGCACCACATCTGGCAACAGCTGTAACGGTAACCGGGCAAGTTATTATTCGTAAAGCAGAAAACTGCATGAATGAGTATATTCAAAGAATCACTAAAACAAATAGTGATTACGTTATTGCAGTTGACACGGACTCCGTATATTTAAATCTAGATCCAATAGTGGAGCAAATCTCCAAGAAAACAAAGATTGCAGATATCACCGAGTTCATCAATCAAGTCTGTGAGCAGAAGATACAACCTGAATTCAAAAAAGAGATGGAACTGCTTGCATACACTCTAGGTTGCCCAGAGAACAAGATCTTCTTCAAGCGCGAAGCGATTGCTTCTGCTGGAATGTTTATTGCCAAAAAGCGATATGCACTGCTCATGCAAGATCTTGAAGGAGTTCGTTTTGCTGATCCAAAGTTAAAGATCATGGGTCTTGAAACTGCAAGAAGCAGCACACCAGCCGTTGTTCGTTCCAAACTTAAGGATTGCATTCGTATTATCTTGACAAAAACCCCAGAGGAGCTGCGAGACTATGTGGATGAATTTTATGATGAGTTTATGATTATGCCTATTGAGGATGTCGCAGCTCCTCGGGGTGTCAAGGGTATCAACAAATATAAAGACAATTCTAATATTTACAAGACCGGAACTCCAATTGCTACAAAGGCAGCATTATTACACAATGCTTATACAAAAAAACTAAACATAGACAAAGAAATTCAATCCATAAAGGAAAATGATAAGATGAAGTTTGTCTTTGTTAAAGTTCCAAATCCCTATGGAATGGGTGGAAGAGATGCTGTCATGGGATTTATCAACAAACCACCCAAGCAATTTCAACTTGAAAAATATATCGACCGCAAGAAACAGTTTGAAAAAACTTTTCAAGAACCGCTTGACAATATTCTCCAAGCCATAAACTGGTCAATAAGTAAACAGGTAACGCTTGATTCTTTCTTTGTTTAAGATATAATATAAAAATGAAAAGTTTTTCTAAAAAATATAAACAGCATAGTACAAAAAAGTCTGAATTTATTGATGGTAAATATATTTTTAGTTCTAATTCAAACCACGAAATAAATTTTTCAAATAATAGTGTCATTGAAGAACAGAAGAGAGAAATTCAAAGACAGAATATCGTAATCAATCAACTCAAAGAAGAACTAGAAGAGTTGAAAGAAGAGATGGAATTGCTTAAAGCAATGAATCAGGAGTGTTAATTTATGGTTAAGAAATTTAAATCTAGATATGGTGATGAAAGAATACTCACACTTCTTGAAGATGGATCTTACAAAATCGAAGGCAGGTCTTTGTTTACTCGCCACGCTGATGGGCTATTTGATTTTGAAGGTGGGCCATGCTATATGGTTGGTGATAGATTTTATGAAGGCGTTGGTAACCTAATCGTAGATTCAGTTAAACCAATTGAGGCATCCCAGAAAGACTGGGGTGCAGTTATTATTACAACAAGACAAATACCAAAAAGGAAGAAAAATGTCAAAGTATCTTAAAAATTTATTGAGTAAGATTGAAAATCCAGATGCATCTATCGTAGCAGATGGTATTGATGGTGCAGATGTAGCGGGCTATATTGACACGGGTTCATATGTTCTGAATGCACTGTTGTCTGGCTCCATCTACGGAGGTCTGCCAAATAATAAAATTTCATGCCTTGCGGGGGATCCTGCAACAGGAAAGACTTTTTATGCAATTGGGATTGCAGGACAATTTCTAAAAGACCACAAAGATGGAGTTGTTATTTATTTTGATACAGAGCAGGCTGTGACATCAGATATGTTCAATGCCCGTGGCGTTGATCCCGAACGTATTGCAGTTATTCCGGTTGCTACAATCGAAGAATTCAAAACACAAGCACTCAAGATTGTAAATGATATTATCGAACAACCAGAAGATGATAGAAAGCCAGTCTTTATGATTCTGGATTCTTTGGGAATGTTGTCTACTCGCAAGGAAATGACAGACTCTGCTGAAGGAAAAGATGTTCGTGATATGACTAAAGCACAGCAGACCAAGGCAACATTCCGAGTACTTACTTTGAAACTTGGGAAAGCAAAGATTCCCATGCTTCTTACAAATCACACTTATCAAGTAATCGGTTCTTACGTTCCAACAAAGGAACTTGGTGGTGGAATTGGATTGAAGTATGCAGCAAGTAACATTCTTACTCTCTCAAAGAGCAAAGACAAAACAGAAGATGGTGTAGTTGGAAACTTTATAAAGTGCACCAACTACAAAAATAGATTTGTAAAAGAAAACATGCAAGTAGAAACACGTTTGAATTACACATCGGGACTCAGCCGTTATTACGGACTAACTGACCTAGCACTAAAATACGGTATCTTCAAGAAGGTTTCCACTAGAGTAGAACTACCAGATGGAACAAAAGTATTTGAAAAAAATATTGACGAAGAACCTGAAAAGTACTATACTAAAGATGTTCTAGATAGATTGGACGCAGAAATTCAAAAGGACTTCAAGTATGGACAAGGTTCCTGATTATAAATTTTTAGAAACATCTAACATGGATATGGATACATGTCCTATTCAAATTCTTTCCGGAGATTTTGCAGGAATTGTTTATCGTTATGGTAAAATTTCTCTTAAAGAAATGGATAGCGGTGATGTTCAGGTTACAATGGATATCTCTATTGTAAATGGACCAGAAAATTTTGATCATAACACTCCAGAATTTACACTAGTTGCTGGTGAAATTTTTGTAGATATTATAGAAAAAAATTCAAAATTAGAAAATCCCATTGATCTTGAAGATGATGTTCACCAAGATTAATGTTGGACAAAGCAATATATAAGAGTATAGTAAAATAATGGAAACAGTTATTCTCAAGAACTTGGTACTCAATGAGGAGTACGCAAGAAAAGTAGTTCCTTTCTTGCAGGAAGAATACTTTCACGATAAGTGTGAAAAAACAGTATTCAACATCGTGAGCAAGTTTATTCTTAAGTACAATAACATCCCAACTAAGGATGCTATTCTCATCTCATTGGAGAATGAAAAAGCTCTGGGTGAAATTGAATTTAAGAGGTGTGTATCTATTTCCGATGAAATGTACAAGGAAGGTGAGAAGTCAGACACCATTTGGCTTGTAGAGAACACAGAAAAGTTTTGCAAAGAAAAGGCCATCTATAATGGTATCATGGAATCCATTGGTATTATTGAGGGCAAAGACAAGGAGAAAACACAAAATGCAATTCCAGAAATTATGTCAAAGGCTCTGTCCGTCTCGTTTGATACAAGAGTCGGGCACGACTTTCTTGAAGATGTGGATGAGCGTTATGAATATTATCACAGAGTCGAAGAAAAAGTTCCTTTCGATCTTGAGATGTTTAATACAATCACCCGTGGTGGGGTTAGGAAGAAGACGCTCAACGTAGTCATGGCAGCATCAGGTGTGGGTAAGAGTGCATTCCTTTGCCATCATGCGGCAGCATGTTTGTCACAAAACATGAATGTTCTTTACATTACTCTTGAGATGGCGGAAGAAGAAATTGCAAAAAGAATTGATGCAAATCTTCTTGATTCAGATATGCACGTTCTTGAGCAGATGCCAGTCACACAATACGAAAGCAAGGTTGACAATTTTAAGAAGACTTGCCGTGGAAAGTTGATTATTAAGGAGTATCCAACTGCCGCAGCCAACGTCACTCACTTCCGAAATCTTATGGAAGAACTTAAGATCAAGAAGAAGTTCATTCCAGATGTAATCTTTGTCGATTATCTTAATATTTGTTCCTGTGCTCGTTTCAAACTAGGCAACGGTATGAATAGTTACACTTACGTTAAAGGTATTGCAGAAGAACTTCGCGGTCTAGCTAAACAGTTTAATGTTCCTCTGTGGACGGCCACTCAAGTGAACCGTGAAGGTGCTAAGAGCAGCGATATGGAGATGACAGATACATCAGAAAGTTTTGGTCTCCCACAGACAGCAGATTTCTTCTTTGCTCTTATTGAGAACGAAGAACTTGCGGAAGCTGGGCAACTCATGGTCAAACAATTGAAGAATCGTGGAAATGATACTACGAAGAATCGTAAGTTCTTGGTCGGTGTAAACAAATCCAAGATGAAATTTTATGATGTTGACAATTCTAGCAACAATCTTGTTAATGCTAATAACACGGATGATGAAGGAGTCGGATCGGGATATGATGGTCAGGCGTTCAACCCGGCATTTGGAAAGAAAAAGAACAAAGCCGTGAACTGGACGTTTGAAGGCGCAAAATGACTCTATATATTGACAAGAAGTTTGTAAATCTTGTTTCTGGTTCACTTGAAAAATTCAAGTGGAAGAAAGAAACGCTAGCCACATGCAGATGTTTTAAGTGTGGCGACTCAAAGAGAAATAAGTCCAAGACAAGGGGATATTTCTTTGAGCATAAAGGACATTATGTATACAAATGCCACAATTGCGGTTTTTCTTCTAATCTATATGGGGTTCTTGAGTCTGTTAGCCCGACACTATGCAAAGAATACTCGTTCGAAATGTTTAAGGAAAAGACTCCAGAACCAATGGTTACAGAAAAAAAAGAAGTCAAACAGCCATCTTTCACTAACCTCGGAACAAGGCTTGACTTACTCAATGCAGATCATAAGGCAGTAAAATATGTTCACTCTAGACAAATTTCGAAAGAAAAGTATAGCAACTTTTATTACAGCCCTGATTTCAGTAAGATCATGGCCGATTTTGATAGAACCGGACATAAGGAAGCCAGACTCGTCATACCGTTCTACAATGAGGTGGGTGAGCTTGTTGGGGTTCAAGGCAGAGCAATTGATGACGAAAAAGCGATCAGGTACATCACGCTCAAAAAAGAAGGGCAAGAAAGGCTCTGGTACAATCTAGATAAAATAGATCCAAGGTCAACTATATATGTTACCGAAGGTCCTATTGATTCAATGTTTATTCCAAATTGCACAGCGATGCAGGGTGCAGGTTGGCTTGAAGAATTGCCTCCAAAGATTGCAAAATCAAAAGTAGTGTTCATATTTGACAATGAACCTAGAAACGCAGAAATTTCTGCATTGTTGGGTAGATACATAGATGCCGGAAGAAACGTAGTAATCTGGCCATCTGAAATAGACAAAAAAGATGTCAACGATATGGTTATTGCATATGGAGAAGCTACAACCATGAAGCTGATTATCAACAATGTTTATTCTGGACTTAAAGCTAAAATGAAGTATACTTACTGGAAGAAAAATTAACATGAATAATAATAATGAAGACATGTCTGATGAAGATCTAGAAAAAGGTAGTGAAGCCTATTTAATGTTCGTTCATAGATTTTCTGAATACATCAAGGAAATGGACAGAGAACTTTGGCATAAAGCAAGAGAGTATGCCCAAGACTTTACCAAGATTGATGGCGTTACGATTGAACTTATAGATGATGATGAAGAGGATACAGATGACAGAGACCAAACAAAACGCGGATCAGACTAATATTAAAGTTCTAGATCACGGTCACGTTCAATTGGTTGACTACATGGGTTCCGATCTCAGTGTTGTCAATGCTGCCCGCGTTTCATTTAACAAAGAAAGTGATTGGGATAGCGAGCACAATTGGACAGGCTATCGTGAAAAAAAATTGTCTGACCGTGATGCTAAACTTATTAATTATCTTGCAAAGCATAATCACTTCACTCCATTTTGTCACGCTCAAATTAGTTTGAGAATAAAGTGCCCAATCTTTGTTCGTGCACAACTTGGCAAGCATCAAATCGGTCTTGTCATGAATGAAGTTAGCCGGAGATATGTCACATTTGAGCCCGAGGTTTATATTCCCCTTTGGAGAAGTGCTCCAACAAATGGAGCAAAGCAAGGCAGCGCAGGTGCAATTGAAGATATGGATCTTTGCATCAAGTTGAGACAAGAATACGAAGGAATTGCAAATGAATGTATTGATCTTTACAATCGTCTGTTGGTCGATGGTGTTGCACCAGAACAGGCAAGATCTATTCTTCCCCAAGGAACTTATACGGAATTTGTGTGGACTGGTTCTCTCTACGCATTTGCCCGCGTTTATAATCTGAGAATCGATAGCCACGCACAATGGGAAATTCAAAAATATGCTGAAGCAATAGATAAAATTGTTGCTCCACTTTTCCCAGTTTCGTGGAAAACTTTAACAACTAAATAAAGACACCAACTAAGGAGTAGCCTATTATGGCAGAAAATTTGTCACCATTTCAATCGTTTATTTTTATTTCGCGTTATTCTCGCTGGATTCCTGAAAAGAATCGCAGAGAAACATGGGATGAATGTGTAGACCGTTGGTGGAATTATTTTACTGGCAAAGTTCCGCAACTTGCAGAGCGTCCTGACGTAAAAGAAGCAATCCTCAATCTTGAGGTTCTTCCTTCCATGCGCAGTCTGATGACTGCAGGCCCCGCTCTGGACCATGACAACACTTGCTTGTACAATTGCTCGTACTTGCCAATTGACAGCCTTGATTCGTTTGCAGAACTTTTTGTAATTCTCATGAACGGAACTGGTGTCGGTTATTCTGTTGAGCACCAATACACAGATAAACTTCCACAAGTTGCAAACAAGATTGAAAAAGCCTTCAACATTACTTACGTTGTCGAAGACTCCAAGGAAGGTTGGGGCAACTCAGTTAGATTCTTGATGGATCATCTTTATGCTGGTCGCCACATTAAGTGGGATCTCAGTAAGATTCGTCCATCGGGTGCAAGACTGAAGACCTTTGGTGGTCGTGCAAGTGGTCCAGCTCCTCTTGACAATCTTTTCAAATTTATTGTCAAGGTGTTCTACAATGCACAAGGCCGAAGACTCACCGCTCTTGAGTGTCACGATATTTGCTGCGCAATCGCAAACGCAGTCATCGTCGGTGGTGTTCGTCGCTCTGCCATGATCTCTCTCAGCGATCTTTCGGATCGTGAGATGGCTCTCTGCAAGAGCGGTGCATGGTGGGAGCAGGCTGGTTTCCGTTCATACGCCAACAACTCTGCTGTATATCGTGGCCGCCCTCCAATGGGTCAGTTCCTTGAGGAATGGACTTCGCTATACAACAGCCACAGCGGTGAGCGCGGAATGATTAACCGCAGGGCATTGCAGGAGCAAGCAGCCAAATGGGGTCGTGATGAAACCTGTGAGTATGGAACAAATCCATGCTCAGAGATTATTCTAAAGCCATTTGAGTTCTGCAATCTCTCAACTGTCGTTGTTCGTCCCGATGACACCGCTGCTTCGCTGAAGAAGAAGATTGAGATTGCCACCATCATCGGCACAGTTCAATCAACATTTGTTGACTTCCCATACCTTCGTTCCGAATGGAAGAAGAACTGTGAAGAGGAGCGTCTTCTGGGTGTTAGCATGACTGGAATCTACGACAACAAGTTGACAAGTGGACTCGAAGGCAAGCCAAAGTTGGTACGTCTGCTCGAAACACTCCGCGATCACGCAACGGCAACGAACATGAAGTGGGCAGAGAAGCTTGGTATCAATCCAAGCAAGTCCATCACATGCGTAAAGCCAGAGGGAACGACTTCGTGCTTGGTTGATTCAGCATCAGGTCTTCACCCACGGTATGCGGAACATTATTATCGTAGAATCCGTATTGACAAGAAGGATCCAATTTATAATCTCATGAAGGATCAAGGCGTTCCTTGCGAAGATGATGTGATCAATCCTAATAATACAGCGGTCTTCACATTTGCTATGAAGGCTCCAAGGGGTACAACTACAACGGAAGATCTCCGTGCATTGGATCACTTGGATCTGTGGAAGACTTATCAGGAACATTACTGCCACCACAAGCCATCAATCACCGTCAACTACAAGGATTCAGAGTTCCTTGAGGTCGGTAACTGGCTCTGGGAGAACTTTGATGTCGCAACGGGCATCTCGTTCCTTCCTGGTGGTGACAATCACACATACGCTCAGGCTCCATTTGAGCAAATTGATTCTGCAACATATGCAGCGCATCCGAAGGTTAAAGTTAACTTCAAGGAGCTCTCTAAATATGAGGCAGAAGACAATACTGAGTCGGCAAAGGAATTTGCCTGCGGTGCTGGTGGTTGCCAGATAGTCTGATTCTTCACTCCTCTGTAGCTCAGTTGGTAGAGCGGGAAGCTGTTAACTTCCATGTCACTGGTTCGATTCCAGTCGGAGGAGCATTAAAAAATCAAAAGATTTTACCCCCGAAAGGGGGTTTTTTATTCTAAATATTTTTGCCATGTTGCTGAGGGCATTAATCCTCGCAGTCGTGATGGCGACAAGCACTGCTTGCAATTCGCTATCGTCTCCTTCAAAACAAGTTGAATCTGAACAGGAAAAAACACAAGGAGTAGCGGAAGTCCCCGCATTCTTATTGGATTCTTCGAAGTACGATTCCATCGGACTAGCTGAGGACGACCGCTACTCCTGTGTAGGTGCTATAGTTACACAATCCGGTGATGTAATCGGATCTGCGGTTCTTATTCACAGAAATGCAATACTAAGCGCACAGCATTGCTTTGCATTATCTGATGATCCTCCAAAATATTTTTGGACTCATGGAGGACAATTTTTAAGAATAGGTAAAGTGCATAAAGCAAGCCCATATGTTCCTGGGTTTCCAATGAATGATATTGTTCTTTGCATTTTGGAAGAAGACTGCTATGAACCACCAGCAGAACTTTCAAAGATAACATGGGATCTTATTCCGGGAGAAGAACTTATTACTGTTGGGTGGAGCCTCGGATACAAAAAGGTAAGCGAGAAGGGTGTAATGCGCTACTACGGCTCTTTAATTGAAGATAATGGACAAGTGATGAGAATGCTTGCACTCAATGGGTCTGTTTATTATGGAGATTCTGGTGGTGGAATTTTTGAAGATTCTGGAAAATTGGCAGGAATCATATCATTCTTTGGAATGGACCCAGAAACTGGCCATGTAATAGACAACGGGGCAATGAAAGTTTGCCATTATTATCCGTGGATAGATAATATTATGAAAGAAAGGTTCTGTGACTGGCCTTGGTACGAAGAATAAATATCTATGTTCCACATGTTAATAGGTGTAGATTATTCAATAACATGCCCATGCCTCTGTCTTTATGATGAGAGAAAGCCGTTTAAATTTGACAACTGCTTTTTCTATTATCTGACAAATACTAAAAAATATGCTGACAAGATGCTTCCAAATATTACTGGAGAATCTTTTCAGGAATATGTGGCCGATGTTGACAGATTTGACAGCATTTCAGATTGGGCCATAAATTTGTGTATTGGGGCGTCTGATGTAGCCATAGAAGGCTATTCATATGGCTCACAGGGCCGAGTATTTCATTTAGCCGAGAACATGGGTATATTCAAGCATAAGCTCTATAAGGCCGGGGTTCCCCTGACGGTCGTAGAGCCATCCAAGTCAAAGAAACACGCCACAGGCAAAGGTAACGCGGATAAAGCCCTAATGTACGAGTCCTTCTCCAAAGAGACTGGTACAAATTTATTATTAACTTTTAATCAAAAAACTTTGTCAAACCCTATAACAGATATAGTGGACAGTTACTATATTTTAAAATATCTGGTTAACACTAAAAATTAACGAACAATTCTTCCGGCATGTTGGCCAGAATTGTCTAATTTATCATGAAATCTTTTTGGTACTTGACCGCTATTTTTAATTTTATCAATTACATCTTTCCACGCCGATCCAGTAACTTTAGAAGGAGTTAAAGTCATATCCATGCCTATGGAATTTCTTTGCTGGCCCCAATCTTTAATAATTTTCTTTTTTCCACAGGATGGGCATTTTTCTTTTAAAGGTTGGTCAGATTCACTCATTTTTAAGAACAGTTCAAATGAATGATCACATCCTTCACATATAAAACTATAATTAGGCATTACTATTCTTTCTAAAAGTAATTAGCATGTGATCAAATAAAAATCCGTAAGATGGTTCTTTTGGTTTATTTTTTAGATCCATTTTTGCTTCTTTTGGAGTTCTATTTCCTTTATGCAAATTACAATCTTTACATGCTGCTACTAGATTGACCCATGTAGAACCACCGCCCTTACATTTTGGTATGACATGATCCAAAGTTGCAGTTTTTGTGCAAAGATCAATACCACAATATTGGCACTTATAATTGTCTCTGCGGAGAATATTTATTCTATTGGGCGCAGCCTTTTTAAAAGGCAATTTTACATAATATTTTAATATCAAAATTTTAGGAATTTTTACAATTTTTGATACTGATACTACCTCATAATAATCTAAACTATTTTCATCAATCCAAACTTTATCTTTCGATAAAAGCTTAAAAGCTTTGGAAATGGTGATAATATTAAGGGGAGTATTGTCTTGGTTTAACAGGAGTACCTGTTTTTTCATACCTTTTAAGTATTTATGAAAATCTAAATATTTTACAGCCATGGATAATAAACAACATAGACAATTATATTGGGAAGTCAAGGATTTTTTGACAAAAAAACAGGATACTTATGTGCCTGTAAAAAAACCATCCACTCTGAAAGATGTTAGTAAAAATATTTTAGAACAAAATAATATTTTTAAACAAAAAACACCACAAGCTACAAAAGATACAATAAACAATACTAAAAATGTTTTAGCCTCTCTAGAAAAACAAAGACACGGTTATGATGTTTCTTGTGTTGCTTATACAAGAAATAATATAGCAAATCCTTTTAATAAAAATGTTATTTATGAATATACAGACAGCAATGAAACCATTGCAAGAAAAAGAATGGAAGCTGAAGCTAGAAATGAAAGAGCAAGAGCAAGAAATACGGCAGAAAATGACAGACTTTCTCAAGCAAAGCAAGATGTAAAAAGAAAAAGAGAAGAAGACGAAGCATATCAATTTAATCAAGAAATTTCAGCAGGATCGCAGGGTCAAGGTCCAACCCCATCTGGTGGTAATTTAGCGGATAC